ATTGGTACGAGTAGTCCTGCGCAAAACCTACACATTTCAGCAAGCACAGATACACGAATTGCTTTAGAGAATACTTCTAACCATAGATACGACTTAGTTTCAGGTGACTCAGGCGAGTTTAGAATTTGGGATACTGCTGTTGGTGAACGACTACGCATCGCCTCCAATGGCAACGTAGGTATTGGGACGAGTTCTCCTAGTTCTAAGTTACATGTAAATGGCGATATTACAGCAACTGGCAACGTCACTGCCTATTCTGATATTAGACTTAAAGATAACATTGAGAAAATTGACGATGCTTTATCTAAAGTAAGTTTATTAAGTGGTTACACCTTTGACCGTACCGATGTTGATACACCAAGACAGACAGGTGTTATCTCTCAAGAAGTTCAAGCAGTTTTACCTGAAGCAGTTACCGAAACTGACGACGGCACTTTAACCGTAGCCTATGGCAATATGATGGGCTTAATGATTGAAGCAATCAAAGAGTTAAAGGCAGAAATTGATGAGTTGAAAGGGGTTAAGTAATGGCTATACAGACATCAGGAATAATTACATTATCCGACATTCAAACTGAATTTGGTGGTAGTAACCCTGTTAGTCTTTCTGAATACTACGCTGGGGGGTCTTATGTACCCTCTGGCACTTCAGGGACTAATGGTGCAGTTCCTACTTCTGGTGAGATTGCTGTTAGTGACTTCTATGGAACTCAGGCTAGTATTACTATTACAGTGACTGAGGGTACAGGTGACAATGTGTACCCAACGCTTCACACAGGGTATGGTTTTCACACACCTTACGCTTTAACTAATCAGGGGGCTGGTCCAAATTACGGCTCTGTATCACCAACGACTTACGCTGGAGCCACAATAAGGGCTATAACAAGGCTTACTACTAAGTATCAAAATGACCCATCGCCGGGCTTCTATATTTCGCTGTCTGGAAACAGGGCGCAAAACTTCTTTACATCAGTGAATGTTCAGGGTTATGGGACACTTTTATCCTCAAATGCTACTCGCACAGTTTTGACTAATAATCCAGCTGGCACTAGAACACGGTTTGGTTGGGCAGGTGTACAGCCCTCAGGCTGGAACGGTTCAGGCACTAGAACAGTCACAATTTCATAGGAAACACTAAATGAACATAAAATATACTTACGTTGTAAATGGCTACAACCTTAAAAATAACGCCGTTAGTGTAACCTATACACCTGCGGATAAATCACTAAACTTAAACCCATACACTGTTCAGCAGCTAGGCGTTGACTTAGATGACGCTGAACAAGTTATCACTCAAATAGTGTTGGCTTCATCAGCAGCACAGTCTGAATGGAACAATATCCTTGCAGCTAAAGATAAAGTCATCTCACCAGAGATTGAAGCAATGGTTGGTCAGTTGACTGTCCCATCTATTCCAGAATCAGGGGAGACTCTCTAATGGCTGGCTGGACTCATAGACCCATCTACAGAGCTGATAACGTAGCGATTGTTAAAAGCACAGCAGGCAAAAAAGGTGATACCTTTAACCCGCCCACGATGCCTACAAGTTCTGGTGGTGTTCACTGGCTAACTAAAGGCTCAATAGTAGGTCTTAACGCTGAAGGTCTTAGCCGTCACGAGATAGGTCGTGGAGACTTTGTAGGCTCTGATGACCCGCAAGACTATGCTGACGAGCAGTTAATTTTGATAGCACAAGAAGCTATTGAATTTTATTGCATCACTGACCCAGACCTAGACGTTGAATGGACAGGCGAAGTTCATGATGTGGCTGCCGGTGAAAGCATTGAGCTTTCTGGCTTACAAGGCAAGCGCATCTTTATTGCTGAAGATGGTTTGGTTGTAGATGGCGAAGCTAAAGATAAACACAAGGTCTTAGCTATTGAAAGTAAAGACAGTCTAACAATCAATAACTTGGGCGAAAGCAGCGCGTCTTTTGCAGTCTTCTATAAAGGATAATATGAGGAATCCATGTGGAATTTCAAACACTATTTAACGCTCTCTTAGGGTTAATGTCGATATTTGTAGGATGGTATTTAAGAGCTGTGTGGGATGCTGTCAGTAACCTACAGAAAGACGTAAAGGCTATAGAACGTCATGTACCAGATACCTACGTCAGACGCGATGACTACCAGTTAGACATTGCTGAGATAAAAGCGATGCTAATTCGGATTGCAGATAAACTAGACAATAAGGTGGATAAGTAATGTCCATCAGCATGTATGCAACAATAACACAAGTTTCATACACTGTAGGGATTACCTTCACCTTTCCATTCTAAAGGTAAAACAAAATGATTCAGTTCCTTTCAATTCTGGGGGGACTAGCTACGCAATGGGTACAGGGAAAATCTGACGAAGCTAAAGCAAAACAAGATGTTAAGCTTAAAGCTATGCAGTCAGAAGAGAACTGGGAAAAGATGATGGCGGAGGGCAGCAAGAACTCGTGGAAAGACGAGTGGTTTGTTGTTGTCCTGTCCATCCCCATGATTGGCTCATTCATCCCCAGCTTAGTGCCGTACATCCAACAAGGCTTCGCAGTCTTGGACACAATGCCTGAGTATTACAAAGGCTTTTTAGCAGCCGCCATAGCCGCCAGTTTTGGTCTTAAAGGCCTGGCTAATTGGAAAAAATAACATGGCTAGAAACTATAGAAAAGAGTACGACAACTATCATAAAAAACCTGCCCAGCGCAGGCGTAACGATGCCCGTAAGAAAGCCCGTAGACTAATGGAGGCTAAAGGCAGAGTACGTAAAGGTGACGGTATGGATGTAGACCATAGAGACCGTAATCCTAAAAACAACTCAACAGGTAACCTTAGGGTTCAACCTAAATCCACAAACAGAGCTAGGAATAAATAATGGCTGCATTTGAGGATGCTTTGGACTTAGTTCTAAAGCATGAGGGAGGTTACGTTAATCATCCTAAAGACCCAGGTGGTGAGACTAACTACGGGATAAGTAAAAGAGCATATCCTGAGGTAGACATAAAGAACATCACTGAAGAAGAAGTAGCTTCTATATACCGCACGGACTACTGGGAGAAAATCCAAGGGGACTCTCTTCCACCTGCGGTAGCTCTTCTTACCTTCGACTTTGCAGTGAACGCTGGTGCTAGAAGAGCCTCTAAGGCACTTCAGAGCGTAGTTCACGCAGTACCAGATGGGATAGTAGGTATTAAGACCATTAAAGCCGTTAAAGAGGCTTACAGTAAAGACCCTGACCTTTTAGCATTCTCATATAAAGAGAAGCGGCAGGAGTTTTACATGGGTCTTCGTACTTACGAAACATTTGGCAGAGGATGGACACGTAGAAACATTGATACATATGAGGAGGCTATCCAATGGATAACAAAGACATCATAGATGCCCTTCACGGTGCAGTAGCGCAGGAGTTACTTGCTCGTGTTAAGGCTGGAGAAGCAACAGCTTCAGAACTGTCAGTAGCTACCAAGTTCCTTAAGGATAATGGTGCAAGCTTAGACGTTATAACAGCAGAAAGTCCTATGGCTAGTCTGCTAGAAGCACTGCCATTTGAGGCAGCGGATAAAATTCAATAAAAGGCTTTTATGTCTAAACGTAATAAACGCAACAATGTAGACCACAGACCCC